ACCGTGAATGTGCCGGTGGTGGAATAGGTGTGAGTATATGCTTGACTTACACCGGCATACTTGTTTTCTGTATCATCACCCCAATCGACTGTAATCGTATCAGCGGTTGAAGTTGTGCTGAACAAACCGGCCTGTGTCTTTACCGCACCGGCAATGTACTGAAACTCAAATATTGGTACAGGTGCTACCTCACCGCTTTCCGGCCTGCTCAGGTAGTCACTCCACTTGCCCCAGCCCTGCCAGCCTGTTTGCGCCTGCAAGAGCAGCGGGAACAGCAGTAGTAATATTAGTTTTTTCATACTATCTCCAAGAAAATTCAATATTTGTAATCTTTAACTCTGTATCAGGAAAAATTACAACTTCTAAAATAAGTGGGTTAGTTGGCATATCACTATTGACCACTACATCCACTGCAACGACCTCATCATCTACAGACCATCCAGTTTCATCTTTATCATATACAGTCAAAGTTCCATTGCCCCCTACTTTATATAGATTAAGAGCAACAACTCCACATAGCCCAGTACCAACAAATGTAACTTTATAATAATTAAGTTCTACCACATCATTTTTCATATAATAAGGAACTGGCACGTTGAAGTACATGCTGTCTTGAGCGTTTACTGTATTGGAAACATACGCTTTACCCCAAGTTCCAACAAACGTACTATCTTTAATTAAAAGATCAGAAGCAGAACAGATTTGTATAGTGTTTACTGCTCTTATGCTATCCATTAGGGCGCTTACTATGTGTAAAACCGTTACGGCATTCGTGTCGATGTCTGCCGTTTGAATACTATAATTAATTATTTCGTCTGTACCGACAGCGTTTGTGGCTATTTCACTTACCCCCACAGCGCCGGTGGTAATATGAGATGCCATAACCGAATTAGCAGCGAGTTTTTCGTCGGTGATGGCGCCATCAGCTATTTCATTGTCAGTGATGGTATAGGCTTGTATTTTTGCCGCCGAAACGATTCCATTGGCTAAATCGGTTGTGCCGATGGACGCGGCCTGAATATGTGTGCTGCTTATGGCGTCCGGCAAGATATATAACTGGCTGGATCCATTCACGCCAATGGTCACACCATCGGGATTGAGCGAATCGCTTACAATCGCCCGGATCGTATCCTTTGCACTGGAGTGCAGGTATTTCCCATAAGTTGTATGCAATCTCTCAGTTACATCTATAAATGTACCAGACGAATCTACCCTTAAGCTGTCTACCCATATTTTATACGTCCCGCTTGGGGTCTGCGAGAATAGTGATGTGGTAAGCATTGATATTAATAATATAGCTTTCCATAACATTAAGTTGTCCCTCCGGGCTGAATTGTGGGCTGATTATCACCCTGTACTATTACGCCAATTAAATTATCTGGTACAACTGTTACACCAGTTGGAGTAGTTGTAACAAACGTTCCCTTTATAGTTGTCGTTATGTCCGCATAATATGTTCCATCTGAATTATCCGTATAGGTATATAATGCAGAACCAGTATAGCCACTCGATCCAGTAGAAAAAGCATATAGCTTTAATGTGTAACCTGCCTTTGGCTTACCATCGTTCTTTCCAAATATGTATCTTGAGTCTCTCATTGTTACCTCAACGCCGTTATGCCAGATGGTATAGATATTCTTGCCGAGCCACGCTTATTATTTTGGTGTCGGTGTATATATGTAAGAAACTTATTATAGAAGAAGTCACGTGAACGCATATCTTCATTGTCTTCAGCTAGTCTTGATTTTACATAATATACAACAGCAAGAGATAACTCTTTTGATAAGCTAAGATCACTATTCACTGAAGTTGGAGCGGTTGGAGTTACGGTATATCTTAGATATATTGCGGATGAATCATCTATACTTGGAGTCTTATATACCGTTCTGGTATCTAGCGGAAACAATGAAGTATTATAGTTTTGCAAGATAGCAATATTTTGACCATCTATATAATATTTATAACCGTATACTGCCATATTACACCACCAATATATCAGTAGTATCAACTGTTACGGTTGAATTGATACCATCTATTAAATCAATATTATTTACGTGGGCTATCCTGATATATGAACCATCGGTAGACGATTTTCTATAAACACCCAATAGCTTTACTAAATTACTTGGAAGCGCATATAGTCTGGTATCAGCAGCAACATCTATCATATACCCAGTTGTTCTCTCTGGGATTAAACTTTCTATTTCACTAAATGCGTCGTTGATATAAGCTATAACCCTATTGGGTCGTCTGGAGCCTACCCGTTCCATTATTTCTAATACTGTCACTGGTTACCTCCCTGCTGTTGCCCTTTAGCTAATTGCATCATAATCATTTTATCGTTACTGGATATTAACCTATCCAATTCATCAGATGCTTCTTTATATAAAACATTAGACATTTCATTATACTTTGTTGACAGAATGTTATATTGTTCTGATAATCTGGTTCTGAGCATTTCTTTGTTTATCTCCTGTGAAGCCCTGTTGACTTCCTGACCCGCACCCTGAATAGCCACCTGAGCCATTTCAGAATCCTCGTCATCAATATACGATTCAAAATCAGTGCTTCCAAGATCATCTATTAGATTCTGTGCTTTTGTTAATGCATCTTCTATGTTAGTCATAGAGACCGTACCAACAGAGGATGAAGTCTTTTCCATAAAATAATTAGACATTGCCTTGGCATCAAGACTAGCGGCATATTTAATTGGGATTGATTCAAACTCTTGGAATGCCCAAGTGGACGTATTAGATGTTATCGTTGGTGTTTGGGTAAATGTCACAACGCCATGATATGAACCACTTGGATTTGGCTTAATATAAATTTTCCCTGCTTGTGTATAATAAACAGGGAATTGAGTAGTAGCTTCATCTATTGGCGATGCGGTTAGTAGAACGTTATATACATATGATTCTGTTACTGGTATTTCCATACACTCCACCTGACCAAGCCTAACCCCTAGCAGCCTTCCATTGCCAACTAGTGTTGCGCCAGTACCGGATGTTACGGTTGTATCAGTAGCAGCTATATGTAACATATGAGAAGGGAGCCCGCTAATTACATATTGGGCTCCACTGCTCAAGTAATCTATAACCGACTGATTGTTAGTAACATCAGAGCTACTTTTTGTTATTTCCCTTACCTTGCTTACTAGTGTCGGCATTTACTTCTCCAAGTACAAATTTTTCATACAATTGAATGTGAGGATAACTAAGGACTTTTTTATCACTCATTTCAGATAACTTCTCAGAAAAATAAGAAAGAGCTCTATGTGGTACTTGTATATCAACAAGATATCCTGTGGTCACCTCTTTATTAAACTTAACCTGTTGTTGTCCATCAACTACTACTTGATCAATATCAAACTTACGAGATTCTTCTTCGTTAAACCTAAGTTCTTTTTCAAGTTTCTTAAAGGCCACTAAAGTTTCATAGTCACTCTGTTGTGGGAATAACCCAAACAAAAGAATACGTTCTTCAACAGTTAACTTCAATAAATCCTCCATTGTTTAGTTAGGTAGCCATATAAGTGGCTGTCTCTTGTTTTTAGCAATGATGTTACGTTATGTTGTAGGTTTACCTTTATTCCACGTCCCAATGCCATACCAGTCCAAAATTCCATTCCGGGTTTCTGGTCTATGTATTCCTTGCCAACAGTCATATTTAAGCCAAAGTAACTAATTTCATCATATCCAGAATAAATAGCATAAGCAATTATATATTCAGGTCCAGATGTAAAGTATGGAACAGGTAGCTTAAAATGTTCAATAATTTCATCCAATGGGTATTCCTTAATGTGTGGTATCTTTGACCATTTCTTAACTGAAAATATATCCATATCAGGATGATCATTTGCATATTCAGCAAGTAACTTTGTGGACGAATGAGTCATTTCTTGTTCATTAAATTTCTTAAGGTCATGCATGTGAAATGTTTTTGTTACAGTTGGTGTGCGAAGGCATGCATCATTTACACCCCATATCTCTGAGTTTTTTGGTGCATTGTTGATTTCTTCCCAGCCATCGCCTTTACCTAAAATGTAAACGTGTTTAATAATGTACCCCTACGTTTGATTATAGATTTAAAGTATGTGGGGCTAAAAAGCCCCATATACTAATTAAGAACTAAACAGTAATATGTAACGATCAAGTTCGTCACCAGTAGAGCCACGTGTTTTAATGCGTAGATAGCCGACATTATTTGCGATATTTACTGTGACACCATTAGATGATGCCAGTGCAGTACATACTACATTCCGGCTAGAGCCAGCAACCGTGATATCCATAAAGTGGGTAACAGCACCAAGGCCGGTTGACACCTTAATGGGAATTGCTACTGCTGTTCCACCAAGAGCAGCTACATTTGCAGCAGTTATGGTAGATGCAGCGGTTCTTCCTACTACGGCTACTCGTTCAGCCTCACTTGATGTTACCGTACTACCGGGGACATTTGCAATCCAATATTGAGACATTATAATCTCCTTTCGTTAATTATGCTCCCGGTGACAGCGATAAGAAGTCAGACGTACTAAGTGAATCCTGTGGAATCGGAACATATACAACATAGCAATCAGCCCTTCCACCAACACTGACCTTGGCAGTGCCAACAATCAGGTCGAATGTATCAGCAGCAGTTAGCACATATTTGCCGCTGGTTGGGCTCGACAAGGCAGAGTTAGAGTTTCCAGTTATAATTGTTCCGGCTGTAGCTGCGGCAGATGCGTGAGCAGTAGAAAGCATACCTCCAACCCCAGTAAATCCAAATTGGATTGTTGAGGCAGCGGTTGCTTCAAGTGCTTCGGCCATACGGACAGCAAAGCCAAGGATTATTGAACCTTTAGGAAATGTTACCAATTCATACGTGGTAGCATCAGTAGTATTGGTAAGATCAACAGTAAAGGCTTTTGTCATAGGGAACGATACGGTTTCGTATTTGTTGCTCCCCTGAACGGGATAATATTTGTCAACAGCAAACATTTAAATTCTCCTTATGCGACCAGATAAATTAATATCAAGTCTTGGTCATTAATTAAGATTTCCAAACAGCATGAGTTTCGGGCAGCGACATTTCGATACCAGCTTCAGTAAGAATCAGGTCTACTCGTTTGTCAACACCAGAATTCTCAAGTGTTTGTACACCAACATATACAGAAGTATCACGGTTGATTCCATTACCAACCAGCGGACGATACTTAACACCGTTAAGGTTAATAGCCATAATATGTACACCAGTTCCATCAAGATGCGGATCGTGTACAACATTCATATCACCATAAATGGTGGAGAATTTAGTTACGGCTACACCCAACTTATCACTTACACCTTTGAACATAAGTTCGGTGCGGAAGTTTGGTGAAATCTGTACGTTATTATTAAAGTATCCAGAGAGTTTGTTCATCCAGTTATAGGTATATTTGTCTACAAGGAACAGCGTAGCGTTCATTGAGTTATACCGTGGATCAACATACTGGCTCATATCATCAAGGAATTCATCTGCTGTCTTCGTCGAATGTGTAAGCGAGAAGATATTACCATATTTTACGATATAGTCGAGAGCTCCCTGAGTGTACTGAATACCACTAGCATCAGTATATTGGCTAGAGAACAACGCAGCGTGCTCCAAATCCCATTTATGATCAACGAGCTTGTTCATCCAGAGACGAGCCATTTCGTTTTTCGCATAACGGAATTCTACTGCACGTGTTGAGTTATCCATACCAAGAGCAGTTTTGAAAATCTGTGTTTGACCATATCCGGTCGAATACGGATTATCTGCCCATGTATCAGGATAGCCACTACCCTTACCAAATGCGTTACCAGCAGCATATGTCTTTTTGGATTCAAGCCCAGCAAGAACATTGGCATGTGATAGATTATAAGTAGCACTCATTGGCGCAGTTGCACTAAGCCATTGCAATTCATTATTGGTAGATGTACCGAGTGTACGGGTGACCAGCAATTCAACAATGGCGTATTCACCGCTATAAGTTACGCTCTGTACACGACCAAGAATAAAATCATTGGGTGTCTGGTAGTCAGAACCAAATGGAACTTTAAGAACAAGTCCTTCAAATATCCAGTTCGGACGTGTCCCGGTTGCACCAATGGCAATCGTATTTGAACGTGCTCCACTGTTAGCATCATACACATTACTGATGTTGCCAGCGGTTTTGTAATCAGAGCCAAGTTTGAAATAGTATGTATCGCCAGCAGCGATATTCGTTTCGGTAACGGTTGCATCACCGGTTGTAGATACAGAAGAATTAGTGCCATGAGCAACTACATACGTGTATCGTTTGTGGAAGGACGGACGTTCTTCCGTGAATTTGAACTGCGTGTCATTGACTGGTTGCTTACGCATCTTCGAGAGAAAGCGGAAATATGGGTCTTGCGGGATAGATAATTCAGATACCTTATCACCAAAGTCATACTTACGGCGAAGATCACCAGTAGAAAGAGTCGAACCAGTTGACGCAGCCCCACTCTCGGTCAATCCTGTGAATTGAGAGAGAGTAAGTGTGTCGGACATAAACATAAACATTTAATTTACCTCTTGAAGTAGAAAGTATTAACTTCCGAAGACGTTCATACCACTATTAATTCCCTTCATCATTTTGAAAATCTCGTCCTCTTCCGTAGAGCCACTCGATTCTCCACCAACAGAACTAAGGGATGGACTAGTTTGACGCATCTTCTTTAATTGTTTTTCTTTCTCTTCGTTGGATTTGCGTACTATTTCACGATCACGACTTTCACGTGTCTTAAGGTAATATATATCCTCTAGCGTCAGTGTCTTATTTTTTGCAAACTCAACAAATTCGGAGAGTTCATCATCTGACCATTTCATTTTTTCCCTGAAACCATTTAGGGAACTTTCAACGTCATTAGTATGTTGCTCGGCTGGTTGTGGCCTTGGAGTGCTGTTACGCATCTGCTTTTGCATCATACGACCAATCATTGATTCCATTACCTTGTAAGAATCTGAATTCGGATCAGAAACAGCTTCATCCCCATCGAAGATAAAGTCTTCTGGCAACTCAAGCTCATCACGAATAGATTTAGGAGCTATGTTGCCTTCGAGGTAATCACGAACAATATTAACTACTCCGGGGTCATCTTGCATTACTTTCAAAAGAGGAACATATTCCTTGTAGTTAGCAAGTTCTTTGTTCTCCTCATACAGTCTCTTAGCCTCACGACTAGAGTCACCATAACGCTTTTTGTACGTTTCAAGCTCCTTTCGCAACTCAGTTACCTCATCCTGTTGCGCAGGTTCGCTCTCCGCACCACTATCTTCTTTAACATCGGGTGTTGCCCCATCATCGAAGATAGCCCCATCTACACTTTTGTCTAGCGAGTTAAAAAAATCATCAACGTCAAAATCTTGCTTGACATCATTTCCATCAATTTGGTTGAAGTCTACATTTCCAGTAGAGTTATCTTCCTTAAATAAAAACATTAAAACCTCCTAGGTTCCCAGCATAATATAATAAATTATTTAGTAAAAGTCAAGTAAAAAATTTATTTTTTTTCATTTTTTTTCTGTAAGTCACTTTTCATTTGTGATTTCATTATATCAAATTCTTTTTTCATTTCACTTCTGAACGATTTGAGTTCATCACGTAAGCGTTCCTGCATTAACTTATCAGCCATTTTGGTTTCAGTTTTAGAACGATCAACCTCTACTCCAGCCTGACGTACTTCATCACGAATGCCACTCTGAATGATTTGTCTGCGCAATGTTTCTATATCACCATTCAATTGCTTTATCTCATCCTCATAGGATTTGATCTCTCCCTGTAATCTGCTTACAAGGGATTTTCTTTCAATCAACGCTTCTTTGTTTTTTATATCAATTTCCTGAATGAATGCTATGTCATCAATCGCACCAAGCTCAAAATATTGCTTATATTCCTCAGCAACAGCCCACCGATTAACTGGCAACGTTGACCCAGCTACAAGACGAATATCGTATTGGCTGGAAGCATAGTCATTCCATCTGCCAATTTCTTCACCAAGATCATCATATATTGGAACATTTATCTCGGTTTCCTTTCCATCGTATTCACCAGCATTATTAGGCTGCACTATACGGAATACCTTGTGGATTGAGTAGGTGTCCTGAGCCATTTCCTGAAATATTCTACCTATGTGTTCCAAGGCTGGTTCGAGGACGTTTGATACCCATGAACGTATCCGACGAGTACCATATTCATCCTTAGCTAAGAAGCCACGATATGTTTCATCCTTACCGCCAGATATGCCCATTGACGGCGGTTGTATGCCAGCAATGTACTCAAGGTCGCCTTTTGAATCTTGCTCAATTGTGAAGAAAGCATTATTAATATTTTGTGGTTGAATTTCCCTTGGCCCACTAGCAGAGAACCCGGGATGATATTTAAGTAATGCACTTGGGGAGCTTGAGTAGGATTCCCACTCATCCTCGTCTATCTCACCTTCTACATATAACCATCTTAAGTTAGATGATAGATTGGCATTATGAATCATTATCTGGTGGGCTTTATTAATCTCACGCTGCTTCCCGATTAATGGTTGGACAGCAGACATTGGGCATGGTGAACCAGTGTGGAGATAGGGGATAGGTATCAATGGGGTACTAGTTACGTTTAGTATCTCCTCATATAGCATCCTATCACCAACAACACAAGTCTTTTTTACCTTACGCTCATTGTAGGGGGTAGCAGAAACTATATCGCTACCAATTAATTTCTTTAATTCATTATATTCTTCTTCAGTAACAACACGTTGCTCTACCTTGGACGATTCTTCCATTATGCGATTATACATAATAGAGCGTTGCTGTTCCAGCGATTGTCCTATCATTGCACGTGACTTTGTTAACTCAAGATCATAGCGTTCCTTAATTATCTCACCACGCTCAAGCTGAGCTCTTAGTTCACGTTCCTTTTCCAAGAATGCTACCTCTAATTCAGAAGCAAGCTTCTCCAATTCTAAATCAATCTGTTCCTTAGCCGAAGCGACTTCTGATTCTGGTGGAGCAATCCGTACAAATAGATTATAATATGGTACTCTGATAGGTTCGTAGACTTCATAGTATGGGAGCATATCGTCTTCGCTACCATCTGGTTTTGTTGGCTGCTCCATATCATCTAACTGAATTGAGTTTTCATCGTTAATATCACGTTCGGTAAGATAGTCATATGTTTGCTCACCACTGGCACGCTTAATCAATTCGGAATATTGTGGAAGCCTGTTGAGAAGTTCGTGTCTCGGTAAGTCCTTTTTTATAATATGATATGTCGCATCACGTTCAAGGAAATCAGATGATCTGCTTGAAACATATACGTGGAATGGATCGACCTTTTCAAATTTAACTTCCCCCATACCACGGTCGCCATCTGGATCAACATATATGTGCATATATCCCTTAGACTTTACGAGAGCATCCTGTACTGCCTGTGACAATAAGCTCTTCCCACCAGACAATGCCCAGCAATAATCAATGATATCAGTATGAACAGATGCCATATCAATATCTTCTCCGCCGGAACCAATTGCCTTCCAGCGTGGATTGTTTGCCGTAACAAAATATTTCATTGTTTCTATCACTGGTGTAACCCTGTTGATGGTAAAGTCAGGCATTCCAGCTTCTCTTAGTGCCAAGAGTTCTTCTTCTGTTAACTGTGAGTTAAGGAAGAAATCAAATGACTTCTGTTCCATGTATTGCCATTTACTTCGTACACCAGAGTTAGCCTTCTGAAATAAATCAAGAACTTCCTTGGCTCGTTTCTTGCTGTTTACAGTTAACTTCCTCTTGGCCATTTTGATGTCTTCATTGGCCATTACTATTTCTCCCTAAGTTTCTTTATTCTGTCGCTAGCATATTTAATTGACATTATATCTCTAATGTCGGCACTTGATGGTTGGTCCCATCCGGGATAGTTTTTATCAAGAGTTACGTGCTTTTCTATTATCCTAGCACCAGACTCCATTGCTTTTATTGCAGCACCATTACCAACATAGTGATCAGAGAATCCATTTAGATTATCGTTATTGTTAAAATTTGGCATATCGTCCAACAAAAAACCATCACGCAGTATCTGTCGCCTTGACTTACAAAAAAGAAAATCAGCATCAAATGTTGGCAGCTGGTCGCTATTCCATGTTGCCAGTGAAGCTATGATTGGTTTGCCAGTGCTCAGCATCTTTTTGATTAGCGATATATCACGTATGCTTCTGGATGCTAACTTATGTCTTTTAACCTTTATTCTCTCCAGCCATTCAACCCTTTCTTCATCAAAGGCTGATGCCGCAAACTCTATTCCACAATTGTCACATATTTGTTTTAGCATAACAGCTTCATGGAAATCTAATTGGGCTCTTTTAAGTTCTTCGTAATTTGTATCTCCGGGTTGCTTTATGTTATCGACATCATATAATTGGAACTTAGCTATATCCCACTTGGCTTTTGCTAATTCCTCTATGAGCCTGATAGCAATTCTGATATTTTGTTCACGATCATTGGTCACATTCCAGTTATGGCCTATCTCTCCAATAAGCAGAATGCTACTCATCCCAACTTGCTCCTAGCATAATCATATTCCTCCGATGTATGGATTTCTTTACCTTTTAAAAAGATTGCTCCGGTATATGTATCGTAATCCTTTATCTCACCCATGGTTTGATGTCTCATCAGGAATGTCAGTGATATTATATATAAGCCATTTTCTTTTCCATCTGAGTCATATGATCTGACAATATTGAACTCGCCAGACTCGTATAGTTTGATGGCTCGTTTAATTTCTTTCTCGCTCAAAAATGGATTAGTAGCCATCATAAGTATTGCAGCTTCCTGTCGCATTAACGCATTGGAAAAATATGCTGGACGGATAAACCACTTTACCACATCCTGTAATGGAACATGATCACCATTTAACATTGGTGGTCTTTTCACTGTATTACTGTTTCCAAAAAAGTCTTCGATATCAGTTAGGTGATATACGTTCTTGCTTCCAATAACATTTGATAAGGTATCAATAGCTCGCATGGCCATTGGTTTACCATCTATTTTTAATTTGTTCTTGTTTAACAGTCTCTTGCTTCCTGCCCTAGTACATATAACTCCAACATATGGAGAATAATCTAAGCTATAAGCCACGGCTTAGCCTTTCTTTTTTCTGGTTTATTCCTACGTCCGGTCTCCATATCCATGCCAGAGCCAAATTTTGGTGGATAGGCATATAGAGCAGCATAGTACAGCGACTCTATCGTATCGTCATGGGCTAACTTTGGCCCAAACTTTATTATTTCATTTATTAGATCAAACTGATTCTCACGTACAAATATTGACGCTGATGCAAATCGGTTATTTAAGCCAGTATAGATTCTATTTATCTTTTCACGGCCACCGGGACTAGCTGGGCTAATTGCTAAGTCCCATCTGTTTAGCCTTTTTCGCTCAGCATTAAGTGATTGTATAACAGAACGGTTCATGGCAACATCCTCGACCACACCAGACTTGCAGTGGTACTTATCATATAGTTCTATCATATAGTCCACAACGCCTTTTTTGCCGTCTATCTTGCCGTCTGAGCCACGCAAACCAAGAGTTGGTATACCACGATGCCTTTCATAATCAAGCACGTAGAGGTTATTATTTGGGTCTATTGCTATGGCCATTATTACGGAGAAGTCAGTGTATTTTGTATCTATATCAGTGGCAGGATCACATCCTATAAATGTGTTAACTGGTACATGTTCGCCATCAACAACTATATAGTTTTGTCCATCAGCCCATTTATAGTAACCATCCCAAAATTGTAGATGCTTTCTTGACCATAGGGAGTTCTCGCTGGACTGAACCTGTAATTCATATTCCTGATAATAGCCTTCAACACCACGGGGAGAGTCTATGTATAGCTTCTTTATCTCATCAAGTTTACTCTTTGGTAGCCATGAGTTCCATAATACGCCACCGGGCATGTTTGGTTGTGTTGCTGAATATGTTATAACTTTCCACGAGAAGTCGTCTATCTCTTCCTGTGATGAATCCTTAATTTTATCCCACTTATCAAGTATCCTCTGGGCAAATGCATCCCAATGCACAGGGGTTTCAATTAGGAATAGTCGAGCCCCCGGTTCATTCTTTTCAATAGCTGGAAGAATACCATTCATTATGTTGTCAACTAACTTTTCCCTTGATGATTGTGTTCTGGTATTTTCCTCATTTTCGGCATCATCAATTAGTACAGCAGTATATCGGACAGCCCCAGACTTAATCGTAGCCAGAGTATCTCCACGCATTGATGTAAGATTGGATGATGATACAAGTCTGTCTCCATAGCATGTAACAAGGTCTTCCTGATTCCACGTATCACCCATGAGGCCATGATTGTCCTTTCCGAAATAGAACGCTATATCTTCGTTGTATTGGAGATTTAGTTTAACATAGGCTACATTGTTTTTAGATTTCTTTTGATTAGATGAAACCCAACCAAAAAATAAGTCTTTGGGTTTATCAGCGAATCCCCACTCATAAGCTTTCTTGGCAAATACAAGATCACGTACAAGCTTGCTTTTAATTAGGGTGGTCTTGGCATGCCCTCGGCTTATTATGATTGCACAGGGTTTGTTGCTTGGTGATATTAATTCATCAGCTATCTCATAATGAAATAAGGGTGTTGCCGATTTACGAAAGTCACCCTTTAAGAATAGCTTGCCAAATGTAATTAAACTATCATATGAGGCACGTAGTATTCTTTCATGCTCAGAGGATAGCTTGGTAATATAGCTAGCAGATTTTCCGGTATAGTTCTTATCCCACTTGCTCACTATTTCATTCCCTCGTGTTCCAATGAGTAATGGTTCCCGTCATTAAATCTACCACCCCATGTTCCACCAATAGATTCCCAATATTCACCTAGTTCCTTATGCGCATTCGTATCTTCCAAATAGATTCCATTCCTGAACAGGTGAAAATCTATTGCTAATCTCTTTTTATGCAGGGAGTTTTTATGGCCTATCACTGACCAAGGATCACGATAAGCATGTCCAAGCGTAAGCTCATAGCCTTTAGAATAAGCGAATATTATTAACTGGGCTAACATAAATACAAATTTAGATTGTTTTTGCCTAAGAGTCATCCTCAGCCCCAGATAATACTTTGACCTCCTCAGCTTCAATGGTAGCTATATCATGCTCAGAGAATGGTGACTGAATCATCACACGTCCGGTAGTAATTTCTTTTACCTTTTCTTTGGCTCCGTAGTATTCACCTATTTCCCTTAACGCACTAAGTTTAACGGAATCAGATTGAGCACCAATAGCCAAGTCCTTTAGACGATCAAGTATAAAGTCTATACCTAGTCCCTTGGACTCCATCGTGTCACGTAATGTTTCGTTAATCTTATTCATAATCCTATCTCTCTTTATTAGTGCTGTGGCCTTTTCAATCCAGTTGTGCTTAGGGCCAAAGGCAGATTCATAAGCCTTCTGGAGTGTCTTGCCAGAACATAACTCAGCCACAAATATTAATTCTTTTTTAGTTAGGTCTTCTCTCGTGTTCCACCTATGGTTTATTTTAGCCTCTCCTGCGCCCGATATGCGATACCGATTCTCGTGAAGGGTGAAATCGGTATCCATTTCGTACTTGTCGGCCTGAATAAAAGTACCAACAACAGTTCTAACCATTCCATTATGGGCAGAGTAGTTAGGGCGATCATGTGGATGACGTGCCTTAAATTTCTTTAGTACCTGCACTATGCCACCATCATCAGCAATGATCCAGTCACCATCATCAGCCTCTCTCCAGTTCTCTACTAACTTAGGTACAGATCCAATCTTGCCCATGAAGTAGTTTTCAAATTCATACTTTTCCTCAAACACATAATGAGTTTTACCACGGATTTTCTGAAACTTCATTGGCTCCCTTTACTGCCCAAATGAAAGACTCCTCTAATTTCTCCAGAGCTATAGTCTTCTCTCTTGATTCCATCTTCATGCCATTCATAGCTTTGGCCAATTCTAAATACTTAGATCTAAGCTTCTTCTCTGTTCTGGTATTAGTACCAATTGAGAATCTAATATCAATATCTTCGTCTAAGAATATCATGGTACACCTAATTCTTATTATCCAATGGTTCTTCTTTGTCAACATCAAACCGGATTCCATTGAGACTATTAATATTTTCAAAAGCCTTGAATGATACGGCAATTCTACCAATTTCCCTGAGCGCAACAGATAATGCTTCTATCAGGTTAATGTCTGGTACTGGCTTGTCAGTTTCATCATCTATTCTTTTCACTAATTTCTTTGCGGTAATTAATGCAATCTCTGACTGCAAAGCCCCATGCTTCTTCATTTGATATCCTTCCGAATAGTACGTGCCTATTGTATTTACGTAAGAAATCTATTAATCTCTTGGAGATTATTATGTTCTTTTTCGTAAGCTTCTTTTTCATATGGTATCTGGAAATAGGCTTCTATGCTAAAGCCATATTTAAATAAATTAATAAACCAATAGTAAAAATATTTAATATAATAAATCAGCGTGCAGCATTCTTTTTTCATCTGTTGGACATGAACCATTTCATGCGCTAATACGTGAAGTTCTATTTTCCCACGGAATATGATTAAGTTAGGATTAACCGTCATGGCCGCAAACTTACGGAATGGTGGTAATTTAAAAAACCAGTGGTTTTCCTTAATGGTTAGTCTACTCATCAAATAACCTCTATTGTTATGGGATAAATATCTTCTACCATTTTCTTCTTTATCTTAAACATAGGTGTTTCCATTCCCTTTACATCAACAAAATGAACGGTTCCATCATCGTGGAATTCGAGGAAGTCTACAACATATTTCACATTAGCCGGTAAGTGGATTGGAACCTGTCTCAAGAAGAATAGTATGTCATTTCTGCCAAGCAGTGTTTCATAATACTTAGCCTCTTTCTTGGAGTCAAATCGGATACCATTGGACTCGGTAGGCTTAGCATTGAATTTATGCTTAATATTCATATTCAATATGGGTTATGAATGTAACAGTCACGGAGTAAACACCATCCACAAGTATTTTGCTGGTATATAAAAGCGTAGGGTTCTTTAATCCAGATATCATCCTATCTACTTTCTCGAGGTGTATCTTCATTTCACCATCAACCTGATCATCGACCGTTTGGTGAGAGTGACTATCCGGTATGATATTAACCTCGCTTCTGACAGTTGTATATTTAATCTCAGGTTTTTCAATCTTCTTGCGTCGCATATTACTCCTCCACCTTGTCTTCATCAGATATGGAAATAACATCAAGGGAGCGAATACATCCACGTGGGATTATAAATGCGTCATAGTGAAAATCATTATCAGTATAGCAATGTGACACCACAACCTTTTCATCATCTTCGCTGACGACAAATCCAATAGTAGTTATTCCAACTAACTCGAAGTCATCGTCATCATGCCATCCAATATTGTGGCTGGATGAATCAACCCACTTGATAACATAAATATTGGGCATAATCATTATTCCTCTTAGTTTATTTACCTACCCATAATATAACAAAAAATAAACAAGAAGTCAATGATCTTATATTTTCTTATGGCCCAATCTCTTATACTCATAAGCATCCATTTCAATATCCGTAACCACATTACCGTATGCATCAACCTTAATTATACGAACATTCTCCTGTCTCACTGGTGGCTCGTATGGAATAAACTTTTTAGGTTTACGCAGCAACCTATCGTTACTGTTTCTTTTTTGGTTAGTATTCCCCAAGGTGTCTTCCAGTTCCATTAAAGTTAATTTTTAATTTATTGACTCGATTAAATTATTAAATTTAATCTTTATTGAATTCCTTTAATTTTAGACACACAACACCGTTAGCCGTTCTTTTTGACTTTTCATTAAGTCTAAGAAAGGTAGTGTTGATATGTAGCAGAGTATAAGGGGACACCTCTTTAGTAGAATCAGGATTTCACCCTTATGGTATTCCGTGCCGTTCAGACAACCAGTTGACTTACCGGTTACATCTGACTAAAGCCGTAGGTGGAGGCCTTGATAACTATAACTAGTATTCGTGTTGTGATAGGCTAATACCTGCACCCATTTAATCTTCCAAACTAGTATAAGGTCAGTGATCATAATATACGAAATAAAAAAGCGAAAGTCAAGTAAAAAGTAAAAAAAATTAAAAAATTATACAGACTATATTAGCTTAGTTACCCTATTGCTATTGTGGCAGAAATGGAATTACGTTGAAAACTAATTTAGCAGCGTGTGTGTGCTACCTTAACCAACCTACCGGGTAGCAGCGGGAATCAGTCAGTTGTGGTTTTCGTTGGAATTAATTTAATGGTTCGGAGGTTGAAATGTTTTATTTAGGTCGTTCAGGCAATTACGTTAAGGTCGACACTGCGGAAGCGGTGGGCGACGATCAGGTGCTGTTGAGCAGTGGTGATTTCGAGTGGCTGACTAGCGAGGCTAATTTTAAGTCTCGTGTGGTTAAGTCGTTGAGGGCTGACCCTGAGAGACAGCAGGCGCTAAATGACTTTATTGAGAGTTTGCCGGAGTAATCCGGCTT